AACCAAAATAAATATTACTTTATAAATGATACATAATTATAAAAAGAATATAATATATATATATATATATATATGAATATTGGTTTTATAGTAGGGAAAGATGATGAAATGTATGATGATGATTATTTATACAGTATAACTCCTAAAAAATTCCTACAGTATGAGAACTTACATACAGATGTAGCCGTTTGTATGGTTATTAAAGAATCCTATCCAGATGTGAATGTAGATGTTATCTTACCTAAAGATGTATCCCTTCAAAGATTAAAAAAAAACAAGGTTAACTTTATTTTAGGATACGATTGTATTAATCAGATTCTAGGAGAACCATATGTTAGAAAGTTTGCCGGTAAAGCAGGATATAAAAAACTACATTCAATTTATGCAAATAAATCTGCTAAAGTATTTCCCCCAATTGAATTTCTTCAATTTATATGGAGTAAAGATGTATACCATAATGTCCTTGCCCGTAAAAAAATACCAATTACACCAACCATAACTGTTAAACATTCAACCAAAAATATATTGGGACCAATACAAAAGAAAGGATGGAAAGAATTTATCATAAAACCTGTTGGAGGTACTATTGCTGTCGGGGTGGGAAGATTTAAATTAAATGAATGTCTAAAAGATCCATTAATATTAAAAGAATATTTTTCAGAAAATAAAGATTCATATGATATATTCTTAGTTCAGGAATTAATTAAAGGATTCAAAAAACACGGGGAAATAAAAATGTATTGGATCAATGGAGAATATTCATATTGTGTTAATACCCCGGGTGCTTCTAAACCAGGTGAAGACTATGATGTAAAAATTGTTAAAGATAAGAAAGTATTGGACGAATGTAAATCAATTGGTGAAAAAACATTAAATGCTCTCCCAAAAATAAAAGTAGGGTCTTCTGTCATTAAACCTGTTATGGTTAGGACAGATTTTACATGCTGTAAAGGGAATAAAGAACACAGTCCCTCAAATTACTTTTTGAATGAAGTTGAACATCAAGATGCTGGATCTTATGTAAACTTTGAAGCGGTTAAGTATCCATATGTTCAAGTAATGGCAGATAATTTTGTCAAGAAAGCATATGAATTAGTTAATGCTGGTTTTTAAATTATAACCTATAATCACCTCCTCTTTTTTCATATGTATCATAATCAAAACCAGTCTGTTTTATAGCATTTTTGAATCCGACATCTAAAATTGAATCTGAATAAATATATTGATTATTACTATTTTGATAAAACTTACCATCAGGTGTTATCATTATATAACTATTACTCATATCTTCATTATCTTCCTTAACAAGGATACCTTTATCATTTAGCAATCTATGACGATCAATGAAATTGTAAAATTGTTTATCATTAATAGATAGTTCATCATATACATGGTCATTTTCACCGACAATTTTAAGTATTTTAAATACCTTCCACCTTTTTACATTATTACGAATGATAAAATCGTTCCAATCCTCTATATGATTATTTCTTAGAACAACTGTATTTAGTTTTGTTTGAATATTTAGACCATCATTTTCATTCATTAGATTAATTCTAGAAAGTAATCTTTCAGTAATCTCTACATGGTTACCAAATCCTCTTCCTATTTTTGTATTAGTTCTATTGTCTAGACTATCACAACTAATACCAATCTGATCTAAATTTCTTCCATATTTGGTTAACCACTTTTTTGTAATCCTTGATCCATTTGTTATAATAGATGTTTTTAGACCCAGTTGTTTTGAATATTTAATAAATTCACCGACATTCTTATTTAGAAGAGGTTCCCCTCCAGCAAAATTAATCTTGTAAATATCATTCTTTTTAATTTCATCTATCAATGAGAATCCTTGGTCAATATCTAAATTGGTATTAATATGGGAGAAATGCGCATAACAGAACTTGCATTTATAATTACAATCTTTTTCTAAGTGCCAATTTACAGTTATTCTTTTCATTCCTCTCATCATGTATAATCTTTTTGTTATTCATTATTTTAAATATATCAAATTTAAATATATAATTTACCTTTATTACAAGCACTTTCAATCGCATTTTTATATATCATTTCTAAATTATCTTTTGGTTCGTGATTTTTGTAATTGATCAAGCATACTCGTGTTTGAATACATAATTTACAATTACAATTATTTGTCTTTACTTTTCTTAGAGTTAATTCTTTAGTAATATTATTCCCCCCATCTATTACACTATATTCACTATCATCATCACTATCACTCTCACTCTCACTATCACCATATAATAATTTATCATATATTTCACTTGCAGTTTCAATAGATTCTGTAATGTCGTCGTTTTCCATTGGTGTCATTAAACGATACACCAACCCACTTACAATTGAATCTTCTGATAATTCTTCTTCTTCACTGTGTTCCGATATTATTTTTGAAATTTTTAAAGAAGAGTTTAGTTGTGCTAAAAAAGATTTCATAACTCCATCAAATAATTCGTCACTCATTTATTTTACTATAGTAAATTAAATTTTGTAAATAAACTTTCAATCCTTCTTTTCAATACAATAAATTTTTTATAATGATGACTTCCCGAATCTATATTATTTTGATGTTTCTCTAACCTTATTACAACAGTTTGTAAGAGTAAACGATATGGATTAGAAGCATTCATTTCTATATTTGATAAATAAATCGGAGGAATAATTATTGATATATTGTGTGGTAAATCTCCAATATCTGGATAATATTGATTATCAGTATTCACCTGTTCTTTTAATAAATTTAATAATATATTTCTATTTTCTATTTCTTTTTTAATTTTTTCAGAGTATCTTTCACACTCTACTGTAATGTTTTCTAAAAGATATGAATACCTTGATAGTATTGTTTCTTTTACTTTTTGAACATATTTTATTTTTATATCTATTGGTACTCTAATATATCGTAAACCACGTCTATAATCATTTGAGTATCTTATATTCCAATATTCTTTTGTATTTAAATTTTCCCTGGTATTTTTACATACGTTCATAAACATCACACTTATAAAATAAGGACTTGGTTTCCATTTTTGCCGTAGTATTAATTCTGCATGAGGTAAGATGATTTTTTTCTTGGTTTTCCAATCTAATAATCGGTCATTACAATCATTAAGATAGTTTCTTGAAAAATTTGTAACTCCAATTGGCAGTGATTTACCTTCTTGAGTATAACCCTTCGCTATTTTTAAAATTGTTTGTATATCAAAAAACTCTATACGATTACAATTGTAATGGAATGCTTTACTAAAATGCGATGGGTCTTTAAGTTCGCTCCATTCATATGTTTTAAATGGGATAACCTCTTGCCAATTTTTTATATACACATCATTTAATAAATATTCTAGTATGTTTTCTAAACAGTCCTTTGGAAGCAAGTCTAACATTCTACTATGTATATAGTTTATTATGTTTAAATAAATCATTCTAAAAATTGTATGATATCATCTTGAATAAAAATATATGAAATATCCTGAAATGAAAATCCACCATGAATAATGATGTTTTTGTAAACATTATTAATGTAGTTCAGTTTTTTTACTCCAGTTTTCTCATTAAGTAGTCCATTATCAAAAAAATATTGTGTATCTCTTTCTTCATAATTATATCCATTAGTAATATCAAATACTCGTATTTTACTCGTAATTAGATTATGGATATCATTCCAGTAAACATAAGATTTGGGTGTACATTTCCACCATTTATCATTAAAACAATCAATTAATTTTCTCTTTCTTTTATAATTTACTAAACCGAGTTTATCTACATGTTTGCGATAATATTCATATAATTGTGATTGTTTATCTTCACTATATGCTTCAAGCATATGCAATCCTATTGATTTTCTAATAACTAAATCATGATTTAACCAATTGTAGAAATTATTCTCAATCCAAAATTCTTGTGATTCTAAAAATTCTTCTAAAAGTTTATCTTCTTTTTCTTTTTTATCTTTTAAACATAATATATAATTTGATAAATCTCTATTTCCATTCAGTTTTTCATCAAGTGTCAATATTATATTGATGGAATCATTCATCTTATATATTATAATGCGTTTAGTTATAAGTAAGATCTTTTTAATTATTTTATTTTATTTTTAATAAATGGAGGAAAAGCAAATATCGGATGGAGTATTTATCTGGGATGATTGTAATTCAAAAGAAGTTGATAAGTATATTCTAGGAGGTACAAATGTAAAGTTAAAAACAAGTGGTGAATTATTAATAACTAATAGAAAACGAACTAGTGAAATAATAGATGTAGGTTTTGGTAAAACAATTTTATATTTTTCAGCTACATTAATCCCCTTTATAATAAATGGTTACAGTATAATTACGAGATGGTTAAATAGACCTGACAGAGACCCATATGAATTTCATAATTGGTCAAAATTATCACTCATACATGTTGAATTTGCCGGATTATCTGTAATACTTGCTAATTTTTTTTCAAATTCAATATATTTAATAACATGTCTCCTAATGGATTGTATTTATAATACTGAAAAACCAAGCGTTAATGAAAAGTTACTAAAAAGACTTTCTGGACAAATCTGTTTTTTTATAGCATTACCTTTATTTGTTTTTTCATTATGGAATGTATCGGTTATCATATATGAAGAGTGTGGTTTTTTCTTCAGAAATATTGAAAACATAAATAATAACATTACAACCACAAATTCTACATTCATTTATGAAGACAATACGAAATTTGGAAATTTAGATTACATTCCATTTTTAACATTAGGTATAATTATGTTTTTAAGAAAATTGTGTAGAAATATAGAAAACTATAATAGATATTCAAAATACATAAAAGAAAATATAAAAAAACAAAAAATACAATGTAGAATATACGAAGAAAATGTACAAAATCAAATTATACTAAATGATCAAGAAAATTATACAGAACCATTCGCAGATGGTCCTTGTTATGATTTTACTTTATATGACCCTAGAGCAATAAAGGGTATTAATTATAATATACAGAGTATAGGTAAGTTTTCACTTTTAAAAGTGATTGTTTGGACTAAACATCAATTACCCCAAATCATTAAAAAAACGATATTCCTTATTAATAGTCATACAGAAAGCGAAAATAAAAATAGAGATAAAGATTATGAAGATTTTAATGAAAGTTGTCGGATATGTATTTATTTTTCATATTGTATTACTTTTATATTTATGATACCTTTTATAATATCGGTATTTATGTTATTTGCTTTTATTTTTGGTATATCTTTCTTGAGTTTAGTAATTAAAGTAGGTCAAGTTTCATTTGTAGGTGAATTAGAAATATTAGACTGGAAATATGATAATTATGTTCAATTTATAGCATTCTTAAATAACATACTTTCGTTAGATACTGGAAAAGTACAATCTTTTGATTCAATAATGACATTTATGTTTTCAGGGGAAGATGCAAAAGAAGATAAGGATGAAAAAATAGCACGAAAGAGGTTTATTAATGGTTTAATCAATTATTCGGTGAGTTATCAAGGATTATTAAAAACTCTCATTATTTTACCACAAATTGGAACAGATCAACTTCAAAATATATTTATTCATGGAAAAAAAGAAAATTCAGATAATGAATCATCGGATAATGAAAAATCATCAGATAATGAATCATCGGATAATGAAAATAATGAAATTTTATTCCCATCAACCGAATTACCTTAAATATTAAGTTCGTTTAGTCTTTTTTCTACTTCTACTCATTGATCTTGTCACAGGTCTTTTACTTCTACTCATTGATCTTGATCTTGTTGCTCTTCTCTTCTTTCTTCTAGATCCCGAACTAGACATTGAACGTGATTTAGAAAGAGATCTTTCTCTTTTCTTTACAAATGATTTTATATTCCCCTTTACCAATTCACTTGTAACCCCAATCATTTCGGGACCGTTATCATCTACATAAACAAATCCCATCCGACAATATAAATTCTTCCATTGTTCTTCTTCTCTTTTTTTTTCATCTTCTATACCGTTTGCATAATTATCAGTAGCATCATCTAATTTAATAGTTTTTACATCAGGAGCATGTATACTTGTATACAACAATGCCACTGTAATTAGATATTTAGCAAGACCCTTGCCCCTAAATCTTTCTTCAATTCCAATCCACGTAATTGTCATATCTTTATCATCTCCCTTATCTATAGTTATTTGAATATTCCCGACAGAATTATCTTTATTTCTAACAATATCAGACCCATAAAACAATGGATCATATTCAGTTAGATAGAATATCATAATGGTTGTATCTTCATTATATACCCTTATATTGACACCTAAATTTAGAGATGAAAATCCTAATAATTCGTGATTCGTAAATTTATTAGGAAAATAATTAAACCTTTCTTCTTCATCTATTATATCACTTGAAAGTTCATCCCACTTAGAATTAAAAATTTTTTTTTTTAGGTCACCGAAAAAAACATGTTTATATGACATTATACTATACTATACTATACTATTTTAATAAGAAACAGAATTAACATTTTCTAATTCTTCTATTTTTTAAAAATTAATCTAAACATCATTTCCCAAATAATAATAATGATAAATGTAGGAGGTATGACATTCATTATAGATTCTATCACAAATATTATTACCAGCATTTTTAAGGCGTGCCATTATTTCTGATATATATTTTCTATATTTATTATATTCGTTGAATATTGGTTCATAACCAACATATTCATAGTTATATTCACTTTCAAGTAACATTGCTATATTTTCAAATTCATAAAAAATGGTATTGCATTCATCATTTGTTTCAACATTTTTATTTATATTAGATAGTAATACACTGGTTATTCTACGATATTCTTTAATATAATCTAATAAGATATCTTGTTGAATAATATCATATGACATTGATTCCATTATATATCCATTTTATTTCTTTTTTAAATATTTGGATTAATATTTCTGAAACGTGTAATTTCGTCTTTTATCATTCCCATTTTTATAAGATCATTCATCTCAATATATTCAAAATCTGTTTTATCTTTTGCCCCCAATTCTACAAACTGATCATAATATTTAAGGAGTTTATTTGTATCCAATGGGATTGATATTTCAGAATAAAATTGTTTCTTGAATTTTAGATACACACGGTTATTTTCATCCCATGATTTATTAATTTTTTTAATAATTTTCTCATAGTTTTTACCATCTACATCTGAATTATTTACATTGACTAACTCCATCATCGTATTTAATCCATATGTTTCAGAAGCAACGCTTCCTTTTTGTATTTTTTTAACAACAATGCGACCATCTATATCACTAAAGTTTATACCTAATGGTCCATCTCCCTCAAAAAATTCTTCAAAATAATAATCACTTTCACTTAATTCACATAGACTTCTTGACTTCCTCATAGGTTGTACAACATCCGCCGAAAGTATCGGGAAACTTTTTGATTTATTCATTATTGAGATAACTATTACAATATTTTTTAATATCTTATCAAATTTAAAATATAACAAATATATAAATGAACTTCTTATTCGGAGGAGCAGAAACGGACCCAATTACAAAATATAACTTTAAACTTGAGGAATTAGTAAGGTTTCATGGTTTATCCCCTAGTTGGCGGGTTCTATATAATTTTAGCGAAAAATTGGGAGAAAGGATATCAAGAATAAACTCCTACGAAGATTTAATAAAAAATAGAATGTTCCACGGTTTACAAGAATTAAAAGATAGAATGCCATCAACTTATTCAAGATTTACTATGGAGGAAGCTATAAATGTTTATAAAGATAAACAATATGCTAAGGAAAAATATGGGTTACCGGGTTCGGTTTCAAGTGATACTTTTTCTGATTTAAATAAAATGAAAAATGTTGATTTAAGACAAACGGATGAGCAATTTGAAGATATGATGAACTTCATAGCTGAAATAGATCCCGCATGGGGGGGTGAAGGATTGCCAGATGAATTAGCAGACAAAGGAATGATCTTGTTATATGGTGAAAAGTGGTTGGAAGAAATAGATAAAAAAATAAACGATAAAATGAATGATTTTACTCTAAAATTATTTGATTTGGATATCTGGGATTTTGATGCAACTATTTCTGCTTTCATAGAAGCGGGTGAATTAGTATTATATCTGTCTGATGAGAATTCGGGGCAAGCATTCTCATCAGATTTATCTTTAACTAGCAGTTCTAGATCAAGGGGTAGTAGCAGAAGTCGCCAGAGATCTAGAAGTAGGTCATCTTCACAAAGTAGCAGAGCACGTTCAGGAAGCAGAGGTCGTAGTAGAAGCAGAGCACGTTCAGGAAGCAGAGCACGTTCAGGAAGCAGAGGTCGTAGTAGAAGCAGAGCACGTTCAGGAAGCAGAGCACGTTCGGG